CATGAAGCGCATGAACTGCTCACGCCAGCGCTGGGGCGTACGCCTGCCGCGGGGCTTCTGCTTACGTGGGATTCTTGACATGACCCTCTCCACCGCTGGTGACTTCCACGTCGTCCTCATCATCAGCCGCCAGCATGGCTGCAGCCTGAGCCGCCCAGAAGTTGGTCAGCATCGCCTTACGCATGGAATCCAGGTCATTCATGGCGTTCTTGACGAACGCCTCACCGACGAGCTGCTCCCTGGTCATCATCATCATCAGGTTCTTGGCCGCGTTTGCCTCGATGTCCATCTGATAGCGCTTGAGTTCGCCAAACCCCTCACCCCAGTAGCCAGTGGTAGGCAGGAGGCCTGCCTGATGGGCATCCATCTTCCAATGGGCTCCAATCGGGATTGGCTTCTTCTCCACGGGCTTCTGCTGATACAGAGATTCATAGCCATCGGCAGGCTTCCAGGGGATGCTCTCGAGAGCCGTCTTGGTGGTCGGGGGACGCTGGTAGGGTTCCTGTTTGACCTCGGCCAGGAGGCGCTTGCGTGTCTCCGCCAGCTCGTCCATGAGGTCGTCGATGGCGCGGAGACTGACCTCGGCCCCGGACTTGGAATTCCCGATGACCGAGAACGCCTCCTGCGGCCAGTCAAGTGGCCATGCCTCGAAGTCGTGCGTGACGGGGTTCTCGCGATACCACTTCTGGATGCTGAAGTAGCGTGGCTGGCTCGGGTTGACGTAGCCATGCTTTATGAATTCCGCATATTTGGTCAGGGGCGCCTTGGGTTTGTCCACTACCGAGGCCGGCTTGATGCCCCAGGTGGATAGCCCATCATGGCTCCAGCATCCTCCGGCCGTATGCGCGAATTCAGATGTAGACCCCGAGGCACCCAGGCCGCAATAGCAGATGCCGGCCTGCAGGAATGCGATGCCGGCCGTGACGGCCTCACGGATGGTGGGGACGTCGGCATACTCGAACTTCGTTGGCCCTTCGGTGCGGGCGAAGAGCACCCCACCCGTCTCGGGCTGGATGCTGGAGCACCAGTCGGAGTGCTTGGGACTGCCGCAGGAACTGCTTCCACAATCACACTTGGCCATGGTCTTAACCTTTCACGACAAGGACTTGCTTGAGGGTGTGCACGATGTCCACGAGGTCTGCCTGAGCCGCCATCACCGCGTCGATGTCCTTGTACGCGGCAGGCGTCTCATCAATCACGTCCGCCTTGTCGCTGTCGCTATCGGGTGGCATCTCGGGTTCCCCGCGCAGCTCCCAGAGCAACGCCTCTACGCTCCAACGCGGAAACTCAATCGGGAGGAGCACCACACAGCCAGTACAGTCGCTGCGATTGACGTCCTCGGCCTTGGTGAGGTCCGGGTACGGGTCGTAGAAACGCTCTAGGCGCAACCACTCGAACTCCGAGATGACCGGGGGTCCACTCTTGAGCAAGAGGCGCCTACGGATGCCGTAGGCGTGATTATAAGCTCGCCGGTTCTCATCAACCATCGTCCGGGTCGCTGTCGGGGATGGCTGCCATGGCCTCAAGCTCGGTCTCGTTCGCGAGGGAGCCTATCAGCCAGTCGATGTCCGAATACAGCACCCCAGCCGGCAGGACTTCCCGGCTGGGGTGGCGAGCGTCGCTTTGATTCCCTTTGGCGCTCAGCTGTCGCTGCTCGGAGGTCTGCATGGTTAGAAGGGAACCTTCTCGTCTGCGTCGGCCGTGAGGGCCTCGAGCTTGGCCTTGAGGGCCGCAATCTCGGCGGCGGCCTTCTTGCCCTCCTCGAGGGCCTCGTTGATGAAGGTCTGCACGGCCTGCTTGGCGGACTGGACGACCTGCGTCAGGGCTGCACCACCAGCGGGGCTGAGCAGGAGCTTGTCGACGACCTGGTCCGTGGTCTTGAAGGTCTCGATGAGGGTGTTCGTGGTCTTGTCTGAGGGCATGGTGTGCTTCTCCTAGTTGAGATATGAATGGGCTTCGACGACACCATCGTCATCGTCACGGCTGAGATTGAGATTAGGTGCTCGGTCTCTCACGGGAATCTCTGTCACGGGAAGCTCCGAGACCTTTCGAGCCTTCTTCTCGCAGAGCAGGCACGCCTTCTTGACGACAGGACGATGTCCGTCGACCTCGCATAGGGGTGCAAGCTCGTCCAGGCGTGCCTGAAGCGGGGAAAGACTTCTGAGGTTCGTATCCTGGTCGCGAAGCTCGTCCGTGATGAGGCCAAGTTTGACCAGCTGACGCATCCCCTTCTGAATCGTCCTCGTGGAGGCGCCCACATATTCGGCCAAGGTCTCATTGGCGGCCCAGCAGAGCAGGAGGTCCGAACCTCGGCGCAGGGATGCATGCTGGTTCTTACGCTGGAGGGTGGCGAAGTGCAGGAGAGCCCTGAGGACCTGCCTGGCCCCGTGACTGAGACCAATGTGGTCGGCCTGCATGGGATACGGCACCCAGTGCGTGAGGTTGTGCTTCAGCTTCGGATTGTCGGTCTTAATCATGACAGCATCTCCTTGGTGAGGTTCGTGAGAAAGTCCCGCCCACGAACGTTATCACTCGCCTGCGCTTCCGTCAAGAAGTACTTGCCCACGAGGGCGTCCATTTCGTCGAGAATGTCGTTGACACGCTGCTCCTCACGTTCCCGCTGGGGCTCGAGAATCGCCATCTGGGAATCGATGATGTCGAGGTTCTCCTCGGCCAGGGTGAGACGGCGGATGAGCATCTGGGCCTTCTGCATGGGGTTTCTCATGTGTGCTACCTCCTGGGTTGAAGCATATACGCGTGACGCACGGGTGTCAAGTAGGGTGTCAAGTCTCACTTGGCTACGCCCACAATCGTGCGTGCCGACTGGAGATGTTTCCAGGCCGTGCCCCGGCGGATGGCGTTGACGGTGCTCTCGTGCACGCCGTAGAGCCGCGCCGCCGCGGCGGCGGTGCCGTCCCCGGCGAGGATGTCCAGGGCCTGGGCCTCCGTGAGCTTGGAGCCACCGTGTGCGGCGCCCTGGTTCGTGCTGAAGCTGCCACCACGCCTGCGGTTCAGGATGCGCGTCAGCAGGCGTACGCTCGTGACGGCGAGGTGACGCTGCTCGGGGTTGAACAGGTCCACGGTCGCGAGGGGAATCTCGTGGTCAATCTCGATGAGGGACCCGGGTGCTTGCACCAGCTCCAGGGTCGCACCAGGCATGGTCGATACCAGGTACGCACGGAAGCCTTCCGCGGTCTCGAAGCCGGCCTCACGAACCCAGCGGTTGATGCCACCACCCATGAGGCACCGACGCAGGCCCCAGCGGATGTGCGTGGCCTCTCGCGGCTGCGGGCGTGAGTGGTACTCCTTCTGGTAGGCGACGAAGCAGGGACCACAGCGTACCTGGGTACCGTGAACCCGCATATCCGTGGAACCACACTTGCCGCACTTGGTCATGGCCATCTGCATCTCCTTCGAGGGGGTACTGAGCGGCAGCACATCTACCGCGTGCCCACTAGGTTGCGTCGCCAAAAACGCGCACCATCTGCGTACCTGTACCTACATGGTCCGACGGGTGTCCCTTGGACACGGGGGGGATGCAAGAACGGACCCTACGGGTGATGCCTCGGGTACGCACGGGTGCAGACTTGGGGTTTTGTCGGGTCCAAACCTGCACCCAATACAGAAGCTCTATGCAGAAGCACAGTTCAGCTATAAGCGACTGCAGCTATCAGCCTTGATAAAAAAACATATGATACTTGCACTGTACTTGCGTCCGCCGGTCGGTTCCCGGATTTTGTCGCTTCGCTCTCTTCTCTGCCGACTGCGTACACACATCATCGTACACCATCACCACCTCGAAGCGAGGTTCTGGACCCTGACCCTGGAAGTGGGCCTGTACCTGGTGGCGAGAGCAGGGCCAGAAATTCTGAAACGGTACCGCCCTGCGCTTTGCCAGGTCCTGGGTAGGGGTGAGTGCCACTTTGGGGCTAGAACGCGTCCTAGGGCATTCTAGGAGGTTCCAGCTCGGGCCAGTCAACTGAGGCTGTAATTTTAGCCCTCAGACCCTGAAGTCGACTGTCCTTGAAGATTGCGAGACAAGAAGGCTGCCTTGCTCCCTTATTTAGACGTCGTTACATTAAAGAGAGCAAAATGCCCTCAGACCCTGAAGTCGACTGTACCATACGGTACACTCATGTACGTATGCGTACACCCAGGCAGGGTGACAGCACCACAGGGTCTCTCGTGCACGCCCGCGGCCCTGCAAGGCCAGGACGTTGCAAAGTGCAACCCCAATTACCCCGTGGGACGACCTATCCCGGCGCCGCCCTCGAGGCGCGCCGCGGCCCGCGCCCCTGGCATGGGACTGTCCCGTGCCATCCCGAGCACCCAATCTGAGCTGTAGGACCCCGTCACACACCCTCGAGGCTGCCCTCTCATGACCGAATCACAGACAAACAGCAAGTCCATCATCGTCTACCACGCCCTGCTCGGCCAGGTACTCGCGCACGCCGCGCCCCAGAGCGACGCCGACACCCAGTTTGTGCAGGAGCTGTTCCTCGCGTGTGAGACAGCCAGGGCCTTCAACGCGACCGTGGTGGCGGACTGCCGCGACCTGTTGCGCCTGGAGACGCTCCTCACGGACGACAGGACCATCATCGGCGTGCTCCAGGACGTCCGCAGGGAGCAGGAGCGTCAGCTCGCAGAGCGCCAAGCGGCCCTCAGGGCCGAGCTGGACGCCGCCAATGCCCGCCCGAACTCCCGGCCGGACCTCACCAGCAGTCCCACCATCACCAAAGACACGGATAGGAACTAACACACATGGCCGACTTCTCACTGGAACTTCTGACCTTCGGGGGCGACAAGACCAAGGGACTGCAGCAGGCACGCGTGTTCGAGCTGCCCCTGCAGGACTGCCTGACCTTCGCGCGCCTGCTGCAGGACTGCAACGTGCCCTTCACGGCGCGCCTGATGGTGGACGGCGAGGCGTTGTTCGGCTTCACCCGGGCTGGCCTGCACTCGGGCTACGCCGACAAGACGCTCTTCCTGCCCGCCACCAAGCCCAACCAGTTCCTGACCGGCACGGAGCTTGCCACCAAGCAGAAGGAAGCCAAGTAGGCGCTGTCACTATGCGATTCGGAGCTGACCTGAACGCCTACGATGCCGCCTGGCACCCGCTGCTCATCTGGGAGCGACGCGGGCAGACGTACCTGACGTTCGACAAGGGCAGGCAGGGGCTCGAGGACGAGCCCTGTCGCGCCACCGTGGCCCAGGCGCACGCGTACTTCGGCATGCGCTACGACCCGCCGAGCCTCTGGGAGCGCGTCCTGCGTGTCACGGGCCTGATGCTCCTGGTGACCTGGTGGGCACGACGCAGGGGCAAGCGCATCGCCCAGGTGCAGCTCGCCAAGTACGTGAAGGTGACGGCGGCCCGCCACCAGCGTGAGGCCGTCGCTCGCGAGATGATGATGAAGCAGCAGTACCAGGAACAGCGAGTGCGAGCAATGACGGGGGCTTACCGTGGCGGACGCAAGCAGCAGTAGCCTCGCCCTGGACAAGAGCATCAGCTCAGGCACGGCCCTCATGGCACGCGAGCTGGCCCGCCTCGAGGCCATGAGCACGCTCGGCGACACCGAGGTGGCCACGCTCGTCAAGCTCGTCTCGGCCCTCCAGGACGCCAAGAAGGCCAGTGCTGACCTGACGCTCTCCCAGCTCAAGTCCCTGGAGACAGACGAGCTGCAGGTGGTCCTCGAGGTCCTGCAGGCCGAGCTGACAGCCAGGAGTGCCTCCCAGGCTTCCAAAACCGAGCCAGGAACGACGCCGGCCCCGAAGGCGCCCCCCAAGCCCAGGACGGCCGGCCAGGTGCAGCACGCAGCCCGTCTGACGGCCCTGAGCATCGCCAGGAAGGAAGCCCGCATCCGTGAAAGAGCCGAACCGCCGCAGCAGCAGGACGAAGCCGAGACCCCCGAAGAGGCGAGCATCTTCCCCCCCGAGCCGCCCCGGCGAGAGCACCGCCCGTATCTTGGTCCTCGCCAGGAAGCCCAGCAGCAGCAGCAGCAGAAGCCCCTCACGTACCATGACGACATCGAAGACCACGAGTAACCCCGAGGACTTAGATGCGCTCAAGGCCAAGTGGGAGGAGCGTCTCGCGTCTGAGGGGATGCCAGCGGAGCTACGCTCGGGCCTGGACCAGCTGGTACGCCAGGACAGGGACATTCGCAAGTGGTTCCATGACCGAGGCGCGAAGCCCATCGAGGGGCCTGGCGGGTGGACGTACACGGCCGACTGGTACTCCCGGGCCCAGCGGGTCCTCACCTACTGGCCGTACACGAAGAAGTGCCTGAGTTACCTCGTGCTCCAGCATCTCGTGGAGGCCCCCGCGAGGGGCCCGAACCTCACCCTGAAGGACATCAGGGTCCTGGTCACGACCTCCTCACGCAGCCCCGGGCTGACCACCATCTGGAACCGCGTCAAGGCACTCGAGACCTGGGTGGCGCGCTTCGACTTCGAGGACCTTCACGAGTGGGGACCAGACAGCCGTGTCCCCGACCCCGTCCTGTACCTCATCAAGAGGGACAACATCCCCGAACTGGAGCTACTGTGAGACCCCTACCCGCATGCACGCTTGGAGCCCACGGTCTGGCCTGGCGCTACGCCGAGGAGCTGGACCTGAAGTTCATCGTCTACTCCTGGAAGGCGAGCTTCGAATCCCACTTCATCTCCGGGGATGGCACATCCCCCCTGGACCAGCGTCACGCCAAGGTCATCGAGGAGCAGCGTCGCCTCCTCCCTGACGTGAAGGCGCGCCGCCTGCTCCTGCGTGTCTACCACGGGGACATGAGCCTGCTGGTGGCGCACCTCGTGGTCAAGGCCTTCTCCGACCCCGAGGCACCCAAGCCCGTCGTGGTCTACGACCCCGAGAATCCCGAGTTCATCATGGCCTGGGGTCTTGCCGACGACCTCGGGGAGGTGGCGTTCATCTACGTCAAGCAGGCCTTCCGGCGCCAGGGCCTCGGGACGGCCCTGCTGGAGGCCCTCGCGGGTCCCGAGGCCATCCTCCCCAGGTCCCTGTTCATGACGCCCGCGGGCCTGAAGCTCGTCCAGGCGCAAGCACGTGGCTAGGAAGATAATCGGGAAGGCCCCCGTCCTCGGCATCAAGGCCGAGGTACAGCAGCTCCTGGCCGAGCGTCGTGCCAAGACAGGAGCCCCCAACAACTCCAACGAGGCCGCGACCTCCCTCAGCAGGGACCTGCAGAAGCGTATCCTCACCACCCTCACCCCCGAGCAGCGTCGCTTCATCTCCTCGAACGCCGACCACAAGGTGGCGTGCTGCAGTCGGCGCGCGGGGAAGACCCAGGCTATCATACGCTACCTGTTGCTGCGTGCCCTGGCTCAGCCGAACAGCGAGTGCCTGTACCTGAGTGGCACCAAGGACAGCGCGAGGAAGATAGTCTGGTCGAGCCCCCGGGGCCTGCCCGTGCTCATCCGGACCCTGGGCCTGGACAAGTTCTGCGAGTTGAACGAGGGTGATATGCGCATCACCTTCTGGAACGGGAGCGTCATCTACGTCGGGGGTGCGGAGACACGCGCCGACGCCCTCCGGTGGAAGGGTCACGGCTTCGACCTGGTTGTCATCGACGAAGCCCAGGACTTCGACCAGGAGCTTCTCGATTACCTCTACGGGGTCTGCATCAGCCCATCCCTGATGGACCGCAAGGGCACGGTTTGTCTCACCGGCACCCCCGGGCCGGTCCTGGATGGCATCTGGTTCGAGACGAGCACGGCCTTCCGCAAGGGCTGGTCAGCCTTCCACTGGACCTGGAGGGAGAATCGCTTCCTGAAGGGGGGCGAGACGTGGTTCCGCAAGGAGCTTGTCCAGCGTGGCCTCTCCGAGAAGGACCCCATTGTGCAGCGCGAGTACTTCGGCCGCTGGGTCAGGGACGACAACAACCTCCTGTTCCCCGGCTATTACGCGATGCGCAACCAGTTCAAGCCCCTCGAGGCGGTCCAGCTCTTCGTGGACAAGACCATGGAGTGGGCGTACGTGCTGGGCGTCGACATAGGCGTTAGGGACCACAGCGCCTTCGTGGTCATGTCCTACAGTCTCAAGCATGGCTGCGTGTACGTACACGAGTGCAGCGAGGAGCAGGGCACTGACGTGACGCGCATCGCCGAAATCATCCGCAGCTACCAGGCCAAGTACGGGCACGGCCTGCGCATCATCATGGACTGCGGAGCCCTGGGTCTCATGGCCGCCGAGGAGATGCGCAACCGTCACGGTCTCCCCATCGAGGCGGCCGAGAAGCGCGAGAAGGCCACCATCATCCGCTTCATGAATGACGCCCTACGTCGTAGCGCCATCCGGGTCGACATAGCCACCTGTGGGCCCCTCGTGCACCAGTGGGAGCGCATCCAGGTGGACGCCAAGACCCAGATTGAGAAGGCGAGTGCCAAATGCGACCTCGCGGATGCCGCCCTGTACGCGTGGCGCCACTGCTACAGCTACCTGTTCGCCATCGAGCCCCCGGCCAAGAAGCGCAAGTCCCTGCTCGAGGCCACCGTGGGCTGGCTCGCCGCGAAGGAGAAGCGTGACGAGCAGGACATGGACAGACAGGCGAACCTCTCGGAACTAGATAAGCTCGAGGACGAAAGTGACAGGTTCTTCGAGGGTCCAGAGGGTTTCTGAGCAAGAACGGTGCCACTTCGGCGGAAACCCCGCGCTGAAGTATGCAGGACACCCTGAAGCAGGTTCGAGCCCTCCTCAAGTTGGCTAAGGCCAGCGGCTATTCCCTACAGCACCTGAAGGTCGGCGATGTCGAGCTGACGCTCATGCCCCAGATGCCTGACGCGCTCGCCGAGCTGGCGCAAGCCGCTCCTCCGGCGCCCGTGCCCCAGAACTTCGATGACGTGCCCGTCCCGAACTGGATGGACCCGCGGATTTTCACCGAGGATGCGCGCACCCAGGCCATGAAGAATCACGATGCCGACGTCGCCACCCTGGGCTTCGACATGCAGCACGTCGAGAGGATTGTGTAACCCATGGCAACCATGAGCAAGCGCGGCCGCGGCAAGGGCTCGACACAGACGACCACACCCTGGTGGGCCCAGTCCAGTACGGACATTGGAGCCGCGGTCATCGCCAGCGCGAACAAGTGCCACCAGAACCAGCTTGGTGTCGAGATGCGCAACTACCGCTCGGCCCTGCTGTACGGTGGCCAGGGGTACCTGAGCACGGGGCGTTTCAGCCCGAGTATCATCTCCGCGGGCGCCGTTGGTGTTGGTCCCGGGGGCATCAGTGCGGGCGCGTACGCGAGCCCCAGGTACAACCTCATTTACTCCATGGTGTCGACGGTCACCTCCAGGCTCATCGCACCCGGGATGCCCGCTGTGAGCATCCTCAGCAACGAGGGTGACTGGGAGTTGCGACACAAGGCCGGCCTGCTGGACCAGTACGTCGAAGGCCTGATGTACCAGACCCACGGCCAGGAGCAGGCCTTCAAGGCCCTCAAGGACGCCACGGTCTTCGGGACCGGCTTCGTGAAGGTCTACGCGGACAGCCAGCTCAACATCAAGGTCGAGCGAACCTTCCCCGGAGCCCTCTGGTGCGAGATGTGGGATGGCCGGGATGGGAATCCCCGGACCCTGTACCAGACAGACTACGTGGACCGTGACGTCCTCCTGGCTCGCTTCCCCAACCGTCAGAACGAAATCCGTGCCGCCCTGCCTCTCTCCGAGAGCAGCTACGCCACGGAGAGCGTGGGCACTCGCGTCATCCCCTTTTACGAGGCCTGGCACCTCCCGTCCGCCATTGGGGCCAAGGACGGACGCCACGTTCTCTGCATCGCGGGCTCCGTGCTGCTCAACGAGCCCTGGCTCAGCGACAAGTTCCCCTTCGCGGTCATCCGTTTCGACGACAGCCTCGCCGGCTACTACGGCCGGGGTCTCGCCGAGCTTCTCTACCCGCACCAGGCAGCTCTCTCCACGGTGCAGCGCGCCGAGTATCACGCCTGGTCCCAGGTGGCGCTTCCGCGTCTCTGGGTGGACATCAACTCGAAAATCAACGAGGACCACCTCTCCAGCTCGCGTTCGGGTTCCATCATCCGCGGCATTGGCCAGGCTCCCCAGGTCCTGAACTGGACGGGCACCCATCCGGACTTCGTCGCATACAAGCAGTGGATTATCAGCAGCGCCTACGAGTTCGTGGGCGTGTCCCAGATGAGTGCCTCGGGGAGCAAGCCCGCGGGTCTCAACTCGGGTGCGGCCCAGCGGGAGTTCATGGACATCCAGGCTGACCGCTTCGCCTCCCTCTCGGAGAAGTGGCAGCAGTTCTTTGTCGACATCGCGGACGCCCTCATTCGTGTGAGCCGGGAAGTCTACGCCATCGACAAGAACTTCGCGGTGCCCGTCATCGGCAAATCCTTCGTGAAGGAAATCCCGTGGAAGGCGGTCGACATGGCGGACGACTGCTTCCAGCTGAAGGTGTACCCCATCAGCTCCCTGCCACACACGCCCGCCGGGCGCCTCAGTGCGGTCCAGGAGATGATGCAGGCGAACCTCATCACCCGCGAGGAAGGCCTGCGGCTCCTGAAGTTCCCGGACCTGGATGATGTGCTGTCCCTCGAGAACGCCCAGGAGGACAACGCGGAGCTGACGGCCTACACGCTCCTGCAGCTCGGCGTCTACAAGGTCCCCGACCCGCTACAGAACTTGCCGTTGTGCATCCAGACCGTCCAGAAGGAGGCCATCAAGGCCATCGACGGTGGTGCGCCCCAAGAGCGTATTGATTTGTGCCGTCGTTGGCTCGTGCAGGCAAAGGCTCTCGTCCAGCCGCCCGCACCCCAGCTTCCGGCCCCCGGTGGCGCCCCTGGAGCTGGAGCACCTCCCCCTAATGTTGGGGGTGGACCGCCGCTCGCCCAGGGAGCGCCTCTTCCAGTCTCAACTCAACTCCCGTACCGCCCCCCGAGGTAACACATGGCCGATAACGCCTCCGCAAGCACCGGTGCAGCTTCTGCACCGGCCTCCGCAGCCACGCCCGCACCCGTAGTTTCCAAGAGTGGCGCCTCCGCCATGAAGGACCACATCGCGGACCTGCGTGCCAAGGCTGGAGTACCAGCTGCGGCCGCCACCGCGGCTCCAGCGGCCAAGACGCCTGCCGTGAAGCCCGCGCCTGCGGGCAGGCAAGACCCGGCCTCCCTGGCAGCGGCCAAGGTAGCCGCGGCCGCCAGCGCCAAGGCGGTCGATGGTGCCGCCACTGGCACGCCCGAGGCGCAAGCCGCTGCGGAGCGCCACAGCTCGAACCTGGCCAGGGTGAAGCGAGAGGAGGCTCGCCTCTTCGCGGAGAAACAGAAGTTCGAGACCGCCCAGAAGGACTTCCAGGTTGTGCAGAAAGAGGCCCTTCGCAGGGCCGCCGCCTTCGACAACCTCGGGAAGCTCGCGAAGACGGACCCCCTCAAGTACCTCGAGGCTGCCGGCATCAAGTTCGAGGACCTCGCGAAGAAGGTCATCAAGGGGGACGAGCGTACCGTCGCCGAGCAAGTCCAGGCTGCCGTAGAGACGGAGCTGAAGAAGTTCCAGGCTGAGCGCGCCGAGTTGGACCGTCGTTCCGCCCAGAAGGCCCAGGACGAGAGCATCGCCTCCCAAATCAGGGCCGCCCAGGACCAACTCCGCGAACTTGCTGGCAAAGACCAGGACAAGTACGAGTTCGTGAACTCCGACGCCGGAAACATCGCGCTGGTGTGGAACCTCATCGAGGCCTACCACGAGCAAACCGTGGACCCGAAGACTGGGATGGGCAAGATTCTAGACTTCACTGAGGCTCTTGACACAATCGAGGAATCACTCGAGAAGCAGCAGCTCGATTTTGTCAGCAAGTCGAAGAAAGTCAAGGCCGCGTTCGAGAAGCAGGCCCTGGCAGCGAAACAAGCCGCTCTCCCGGCTCAAAACAGGGGACGTGATGTACCCAAGTCGAGTGCTGTACAGAAGCCGCCAGATGAAGTCGCCACTCCGGAAATCCCGGAGGCTCGTGCCCCGAAAAAGGGTCTGGGCATCAACGACCACATCCGCGACCTCATCGCCCGTCACAAGGCTCGCCTCGATTCCTAAGCCACGCGCTTAGACCAAAAAGGAAGTCACCATGTCCGCAATCGCCTCTTCAACCATCACCTCGATGGAAGCCATTCTGAAGGAACACTACCTGAGCCCCGACAAGATTCGGGACGTGCAGGTGGAATCCGGTCCCCTCATCAACGAGCTGCTCGAGCGTGCTGAGACCACCATCGGTGGTAAGACCATTCCGTTCCCCGTCATCCAGGCTTCAGGCGGAGGCGTCGGCAGCATCTACACCGCCGCGTTTGCCTCGACCCAGCCGGCCAACTCGGTCAACTTCGAGCTGACCCGGTCCACGACCTTCGGGGTCCTGCAGCTCGGTGGCGAAGTTCTCATCGCCTCTGAGGGGCTGGACAACGCCTTCATCGCCGACATGGTGCTGGAGTTCGACGCCAAAAAGCGCCGGCTCATGCAGCTCATGGCCACCTACGCCTACGGAGACGGTAAGGGCGTCATGGGACAGGTGTCCCTCAGTGACGTCGTTGCTGATGCGGGCATCACGCTCGCCGACCCGGCCACCGCCGTCCACTTCCAGGTTGGTGACGTCATCCAGCTCTGTGCCACCTATGGGGGTGCAAACCGCACCGCCGGTGGAGGCACCGCGCCCACCCTCACGAACGGCAGCAACAGCTACGTGCTGTGCATGTACGTCGTGGGTGTGAGCATCATCGGCCCGAACGCAGGCACGATTCTCGTGTCGGCTACCCCGGGTGGGGCCAGCACGGCTCTCTCGACCCTCGTCACCGATGCCACCGCCGGGGACTTCATCGTCCTCGTGGGTGATGCCGGTCAGCCGACCAACGTCGGCGGCAGTGGTCCCGCGATTCCCCAGGGCATCCTGGCCTGGTGTCCGCCGGGTGGGCCTGCCAGCGGAGGCGCGGATGATTTCTTCGGCGTCGACCGTTTCGGCAGCACCTTCCTGTACGGGAGCGTCATCGACGCCACCGCGAATGACCTGAACCTCGGGTCCATCCGCGAGGCCCTGACCTTCTCGGTCGCTCAGCTCCACAGCATCAGCGCTCGGCCCGACCTCATCGTCATGCACCCGACGGCGTGGTACGACCTCTCGCTGTCTCTGCAGAGCCAGGGCTTCTACAACGGCACCAGCGGTCAGGGTCCGTCCGGCAAGGGCAGCTTCGGCTTCTCGGAGCTGGAACTCCCCACGCCCCACGGGACCATCCGAGTAATCGCGGACCCGATGTGCGTGCCCACCCTGAATCCCTCGGTCTTCTCTCCGGCCGACGGGTACTCGGGTGCTCTCACGGCCTACGTCCTCGAGACTGAGACGTGGGACCTGATTGCGGCCTCCATCGACGGGCAAATCCCGTTCCTGGAGAAGCGCGGCACCGACAATGAAGGCCTCCTGCAGGTCATCGGGCAGGATGTGCTCTTCGCGTCCCTGAAGGCGTACTGGCAGCTCGGCAGCCACGCCCCGGGTCACAACGCGGTCGTGTTGCTCCCGAACAGCTAAACAGAAACGACGTCCATCCTTAACGGCTCCTGGCGAACCGTTTGGCAGGCCGGAACAGACGGCCCTGAAGTCCACCTTGGGTTCCTTGTGTAGAGGACCCTGACTTTCTAGTCGAACTCTCCAAGGAACATCCAATGAGCAATTCCTTCTCCCCCACCACCGTCCAGTCTCTCGTCAACAAGGCGAAGCTACTCGCTGTCAGCTTTGCCCCCCAGGGTACAGGTGCACCCAAGCTCGTGTCCGGCAACGGCGCGGCCACGGTCACCCGGAACTCCGCGGGTAACTTCACCGTCGCCCTCCAGAACCAGTTCGTGGCCCTCGTGGACGCCCAGGTGAGCTTGCAGCTCGCCGCCGGACCCACGAGCACCCCCGCTGCTGTCACTGTGGGCACGGGTACCGCCGCTATCACCGTCACGGCCGGTACCGCCAACGGAGGCGCCGCGGGTAACCTGCTGGCTCTCACCGTGGTCCAGAGCGTCCAGGCGAGCCTGGTCTTCAACGACACCACGGATAGCGACACCGTCACCTTCACGGCCTCCACTGGCTTCGTCGGTGTTGCCGGGAACAACCTCCAGGTGGCCGTCGTTGTCGGCGTTGCCCTGGCGAACTCCATCGCGGTTTCGGATGGTATCACCACCGTCACCCTCACCACGGCCGCTACCACGACCCCGGCGGAGCTGGTCACGTACGTGAACACGACCGCCGTAGCCACCCTCGGGACCTACATCACGGCCGCCAGCACGGGAACCACCATCATCTCGACTGGGCTGACCGCGACCCCCCTCACGGGTGGCGTGGGCTTCAACACCACCACCACTGTGACCCAGGTTGGGAACCTGCTCACCATCTTCCTCCCTGTTGGGGGAGCCACGGCAGCGCAGGCCGAGACCGCCTTCAATGCCCAGATTCCCTCCACCTTCGCGATTGCCACCCTTCCGGGTTCCGGAGCTGGCACTCTCCTGGTGGCGTCACAGACGTCCTTCACGGGTGGCGTTGCAGGTGTCCTTGTCGCCAGCTTCGCAGGCATCAACGTGACCTCGGCAGGCACTGGCGCTCAGACCTGCACCGTCGTGGTCCAGAACGCCGCCACGGGAGCCGCGACTGACATCACCTCTCACGTGGGGAACCTCGTGAATATCGAACTCACACTCAAAGACGCGGTGGACTAACCCATGAGCACTCGATTCTGGAAATCAGCCCTCAAGGGCTTCGACAACTTCGAGAAGGTCATCGGGGGACACTTCCTCCCCGAGGTCAGCTACGAGGGTGGGGGCACTCCAAGTCCGCTGCCTCCCCTGAGCCTCGTGGGGCTCGAGACCGTGGCCGTGCTGGCCTACTCGACCATCACCAACACTGGCACCACGACCCTCAATGGGGACGTGGACCTGTCTCCGGGCACCTCCATCACGGGCTTCGGCCCTCCGTCGTCCATCACGGGCAACTTCAACGCCGCCAACTCCACCGCGGCCGCGGCCCGGGTCGTCGCCCAGACGGATTTCAATGTCGGCAACGCCCTGATGGGGGCCACCGTCATCTCCGGTAACCTCGGTGGCCAGACCCTCACGCCCGGCCTCTACAACAGCGCCTCCTCGATTGGGGTCACTGGCACACTGACCCTGAACGGCGAGGGCAACCCAAACGCGGTCTTCATCTTCCAAATTGGGTCCACGTTGAACCTCGCCACGGGAGCCACCATCGTCCTCGAGAATGGCGCCACCGCCGCGAACGTGTTCTGGCTCGTGGGTAGCTCGGCTACCTTCAACACGACCGCGACCATGATTGGCCAGGTGTTCGCGTACGCGAGCATCACCATGAACACGGGTGCCACCATCGACGGTCGCCTCCTGGCTCTCAACGGGGCCGTGACCTTCGATGCGAACACCAACTCGCCCCTGACGACCCCCGCGGTGGGTACCTTCTCGACGGCCGTCGTCAACTCCCCGGGCAGTTCTGCCTGGACCGTGGCTCGTATCGGTGTCGGACGCTTCCTCGTGACGACCCGGGGCAACTCGGGCTTCATCAAGGGCATCCGGGCATCGTTGCTCATCGACCCCGCGAGCGCGAACACGAACCTCGCTGTCACCGTGGGTCCTGTCACGGTCGTCGACGGGAACGTGTGCTTCGAGCTGGACGTCCAGGATACCATCACTGGCGCCCTCACGGACATCGGCCAGCCCGCGAGCCCCGCCGCGAATGGCTCCGCAGTCATGTGGCACATGCGCACCTCCAACATCCGCTTCCTGCCCCGTCGGGCATAAGGACAACTGACCATGCCCGCATTCACCTCGAGCAAGAATCCCGCCCCTTCCAAGCACACCCCCGACGACGGTCCTGATACCGGGACCGCGGCAGGCATGGCGCGCATCCTCATTAAGAAGCACGGTCTCGACAGCCCCGAGGCTTCCGTGGACCCCACGGGACCCGACACGGACGGACCCAGTGACGACCAGGTTGCGGCCGCGCACGACTTCCTGCAGGCCGTCAAGAGCGGAGACGCCCTCGGGGTGGCTCACGCCCTCCGGGACTTCAACACCCACAGTGGCAACGATGGCGACGATGACACCACGGACGGCTTCGAGGACCACAGTACGCCCCAGACCGGGGTTCCGAGTGTGCGTTCCGACGACGAGCAGCCGGACTTCGGCGACACCATGACCGCCGGGGAGTAAACGCACATGCCCCTGCTCCCTGGTAAGGCCAACGTAGGCCCGAATATCACCGAGCTGGAGGAACACGGCAGCATCCCCCGGAGCCACGCGCAGATACTCGCCATCGCCCTTCACACGGCCCTGGACAAGCACAAGGCCAAGAAGAAGGCCACCCCGAAGGGCGCGAAGTAGAACCACCAGGGGCTCCGGAACAGCGGGGCCCTCGCGGTATAACGAGGAGAACTGCTGCATGCGCGCCCAGAGCCTTACCCAGCTTGCCTTGAACGTGCGTCAGATGATTGACGCCGATGGGCAGCAGAACGCCTTCGGGCAGAACGCGAACTCGTACATCACCGACACCGAGATGGTGACGCGCATCAACGAGGCCGTGGCATCCCTCTGGGACCTGTTGACCTCGAAGTTCGGTGAGAACTACTCCTTCAGGACGCTCATGCTGGCCCCCATCAGCGGCGTCTACAGCTACGACCTCCCCGCGGACTTCCTGAACCTGCTCAGCGTGGACGTGCCCATCGGGTCCAACAACGGCACCCAGTGGGCGTCCGTGATGCCCTACAACGTGCACGAGCGCAACATCTACGCGTACGCGACCCCCATCGTCACCCCCTACGGGTTCGCGAATCTCCGCTACCAGCTCCAGGGCTCCCAGCTGAACTTCATCCCCTCCTCGGGCCAGCTGCCTGGGAACTTCCGCGTCCAGTACACGCCATGCGCGCCGTACCTGTGTGCGACCCTCCCCGTGGCGTGGACCATGAGCACCCCCGTCACCGCGGGCACGCTCTTCAGCGCCAACGTCACCAATGACCAGGGTATCGTCACCAACCAGACCTTCGTGGCCCTGACCACGGGCACCACGGGGAGCACCATCCCCGCCTTCAACGTGCCAGGCACGACCCAGGACAACAACGTCCAGTGGGCGTATCAGGCGCCCACGTCGCTCTTTGCCACCACCTTCGATGGCATCAGCGGCTGGGAGAAGATGGTGGTCCTGGACGCCGCCATCTACTTCGGGCTGAAGATGGAAGAGGACGTCTCGGGCTTCCAGATGCAGATGTCCCAGCTCAACCAGCGTATCGAGTGGGCGGCCGCAAATCGGCAGGCAGGTGACCCACGCACCCTCACGGGCGGCTTCGGTGGGATTGAAGGCGGCGGTGGGGGATTCGGAGGCTTCGGTTCGGGCTTCGGCGGGGGCATGTAACCATGGCCGACCACGTCATCACCCTCGACGACTACGAGCTGGCGAACCTCCAGG